CCCCCTCTTTTCGTATACATAGTAAACAGGAGGTCTATATTATGAGACAGTTGTTTATTGTATTGCTTAGTTTAATTTTTGTTGCACCATCGTTTGCTGATTCTATCGAATACGGAATCATCAAACTTGTAGATCGTGGTAGGTTAACCCCGTTCGGAAGAACCTACGACATCTATCTCGACACAGATGGTAGGGTTCCTTCGTTCCTGCACGCTGGTCGCTCGTGGATCTGCGATCCAGACAACGACGATGGACCGTTTGATACCCTCGGTAAAGAAAACAAAGATGCTTGGATTGAAATTGAAAATGTAGAGGGTAAAGATCCTCTGTGGTTCAACTATGGTAGCACCAACAATCCCCTGTCGGATGTCCGAACGAATGGTATGGATGCTTGGTATTACGACTATAATCTTGACTGGTGGTTGTGTCAGTTAGACAACCCGCTTCAACGATCCTACTTCCAACCAAGAGTTCCCACCCGATGGGTTCAGCCTGGTTGCTGTCCAAAACGAATCGCTGATCTGAATGCGTTAGATTACTTCTGGGCAGACACTTGGATGCTTCAAGATCGTATTGGACTTATTTCACTTCCAAACAATGATCCCATTACTCCGAGAGTATATCAAAAAGATGCTGATTGGATTATGCCTAATACGGATGGAACACCAAAACCCATGCGTGAACTTCGTAAAGATGCGATTGACGAAATCACTGACACATATCGTTGTCCTCCAACGCCTGGTCAAACAGACTCTGCTGTTCTTATAGATTTCCAGAGTGCTAATGTCGATTGGAGTAGTGATGAGTTTCCTGGGCAGTTTCGTATTATGCGTTTAACTGGTGATATTGATCGCATTTCGATGAGATTCTATATCACATATGAAGACCTTGGTGGTGCTTTGCCTGGTCAGACAACATGCGATGAAGGTGTAAACAGACAAGACTATACACTTGCTACTTTTAATCAATTGAATGATACCTGTCCTACTGATCTCAACGAAGATGGTACAACAGGTTTTAATGACTTACTTATTGTTCTGAATGATCTTTCAGAAAACAAATACTATGGAAACAACGGTT